TTATGATACATCTTCAGTCGCTGATTCCACTGTCATCTCGCCATTGAGAAGATTGAAGAACACTTCATTTCGTTCAGTTGCTAGCGCATGGATATCTTCATAGGAATACATTTCAATCCTAAATTCAATGAACTTTGGTGACGCCGTAACATTTTCGCCGGATGCAAATGTTTCATTAAAAAAGTAAGAGGACTTAAGGAAAGGTATTTTACACGGCCGTCCGCCGATATTGTTTGAATTTAGCTCCCTATTAATATCAGTTTCTCGAGCAAGAATAATCGCAGAATAGAGAATTCCATCCGGATTTACAGTCCAATTGAGGATTTTCTCAGGGTTTTTGTAAAATGTCGAAGCGTAACGTTTGACTTGAGCCACCATGCTTTCGTATTTGTCTCCAGCATTGTGAGCTTTTGTTGTTGACTTCAACTCAAGAATCAGCAACTCTCTAGCACGTTTGGGGTCGTCAATCCAGAAATAGATGTCAGAAAGACTTTGCCCGTTCTTTGTACTTAGCCCAGGTCTTGATTCAGTAAAAATTGAATACTTATCATCTAAAATCCACAAATTGTGTAAATGGTTGATATTGCTGCTTTGCTTCAGATTCTTACCTCTTTTCATAAAGAGGTCATGAATATGCTCTTCAAGCTCGCTTTTATTGTTTCCCTCTTCATCAAATTTCCGAATCATTGATTCGAACTGATTAAGCACTTTTCGTCTGTGGTCAACATAGATATGAAGACTTGAATTAAGAAGTTTACCGACTTCTTCTTCATCATCAATTTGATCGGTCCAATAAGCTTTTTCAATTTTCCCTTTACTCTCAATCGCACTACCAACGATTTCATTTTCCTTTGCTACACGTTTTGATTGTACAAAGCGCTGCTCATCAAGAAAAGGAGATAAAGAATGAAATTTCTTTTTAGCCAGCTCAATATTCTTATTTGTTTCTTTTCGATTCTTTTCGATCTGCTTTTGAAAGTGCTTATCCAATGCTTTTGTTAGCTCCGCTTGAATTGAGTCAACCTCAACTTGCGATATCTGAATCTTATCACCTTTAGGATCAACGCTATCATCAAAATGCTCTGAAGTTAAGAGCCAATCATAAACATCATCTAGATCAATCTCGTACTCCAATTTTCCACTTTCAAGTTCGGCACGAAGATGTCTAGCAAAGCAAGTAATTTCACTTTTTGATTTAGAACCGTCATTCTTTTTTACAAGCCAAATCTTATAATCATGCAAAGGCTCATCGTTGCTTCCATTTCCAGAAGAAAAGGAGATCGTCTCAATATTGTCTTCGATGTATTGCTTGCTTATTGATGCACTTGAACCATTTAGCACTATCTTTAAGCTTAAGCTTTCGTTTTCTATAAAAAATGGAAAGAAATTTTCAATAAACCAACTTTCAAGCAGCTTTACATCGGAAAATCTTTTGAAAAAAGTCTTTGCTCTCCCAAGCGTTTGTTGCTTATTAATTGCAATAGTGATTGTTGTTGATGAGTCGTCAGCCATTGAATTTGAACCATCAGCCTCACCAAGATCAAATAACGTTGGGCCTAATTCTGGATAGCAAAACGTATTTTCTTTTAATTGGCCATCACCATCTCTAAATACAGACTTGAATGTTGCTTTATCGCTAAAATAAATAATGGCAAGTCTACCCTGACCCTTTGGATGTAATTTCAATTGTGACTTTTCAGGGTTTTGACGATCAAGATGGGTAAAATATTCACGATTATGTTTATTAAATCCATCTCCATTATCGGATACAACGATCTGGATTAAAGATTCATTTGATGAAATATCGACTGTTACTTGGGGCGAATAAGAAGTATCACGCCTACTTTGTCGTATAATCACTGCATGTATTGCGTTGGATACTACTTCGCGAATTAAGTATGAGAATTTTTCGCGCGAATTTTTATATTCTTTTTCTGCTCTGAAATTGACGTCAGACTTTTGTTCCATATTTTCATCCAAGTACAGTGATAGCGTGTTTTGAATGCACGTGACTCTCAACTGGAAATCTACATCGGTAAGGAACATCTTGGATGAAGATGGCGATCCAAACATTCAAAAACCCATCATCTTCCTCTGTTCATCCCAATCATCCGGAAAAGGCCGTAGCATTTTCGTAAGCGAAAGACCACTCGGCTCTTTTCCTTTCAGGATAGCCATCGTGATATCCGGGGCAAGGAATGTGAGCTTCAGAATCCTGGTCACAAAAGAATTGTCCAAGCGGAGCTTTTTGGACAAGGCGTAGATTCCTTGAATCTTACCCGACTCAATACTCTCGCGCCACGCCCAAGCCCGGACAATGGCCTGTACCAAAGGCTCCTGGATTTCTGGTTCAGCGTAGAGGTTTGGGCCATCGATGGCATTGGGTGCAATCACCATCTTGCGGCCGGATTTCTTCTTGAGCAACATTGGAATAAAGACTTCTAGGTTGCCCATAGTGTTTACGTCGAATGTCGGTTTGTCCATTACTTGCTCCTTTGTTTCTTATCGCACGAGAATGCGGCCAGGCTGGAAATCAGTTCTTCCATGCCCGATGTTTTCATGACCAGCCTCAGGCCTTCCTCACCAATTTCAACAACCTGGACTAGCAGATCGATTATGCGTTGTTGCTCGACTGGGTAAAGACTCTCCCAGAACGTGTCCATTGTTTCGAATGCAGCTTCGATGCTTGCCTGGGTTGTGGCCACCTGTTCCAATGCCTGGACCCGCTTGAGAAATTCATTTCCCCTGGACTTCACATCTTTGATCCGACTTTGTATCTCGCGGATTTCCTTGTCCTTGTTTCCAGGAGCCTTCAGGAGCAAGAGATGTTCTTCTTCTAGTTTGGGTAAATCGGCGAGAAGAGCCGATCGCTGATCCCTCAGGCGGTCAACCTCAATTCCTTCCATTTGCCGGGCCTTTTCCCATACCCCTTGCAAGACCACCTTTGACCGGAACACTCCTCCGAGCTGCTGGACTACAGCCTTCTCAATATCTGCAGCGGGAATGCGTTGAAGCGGACATTCACTTACACCTCGCTTGGAATCTTTGGTGCAGATGTAATAGCAGTAGCGTCGGCCATTGTGCTTACTGGTGTAGGTGGGCACCATGGCGCAATCGCAATGGCGGCATCGGATCACACCTCGCAAAGGAGAAACTGTCCGGATTCTAACCACCTTGGATTTGTCTTCCGAGCATTCGCTTAAAGAATTCTGAACAGCCTGCCAGGTTTCTTCATCGATGATGGCTTCGTGCTCGCCTGGATAGTGCTTATCCTTGTGGACCACCTGGCCTATGTATTTCCGATTCTTGATGACTCGATATACCTGCGGCACGTCCCACTGGATGCCACCCTGTGGAATACCTTTCTTGGTTGTCCATTCCTTCGTGCGTATGCCTTGCTCGTTGAGGTCCTGGGCAAGTCGCCGTAGGGATCGGATTTGCAGGTAGCGTTTGAAAATGTACTGGACTGTTTTGGCTTCCACGGGATTCACCAGAATCTTGGTGCGCTCTGGATTCACGTCGTAACCCAGAACCGGTATGCCACCGCAGTATTTGCCCTTGCGCTTGGCAGCAGCCAATTTGTCGCGGATACGCTCACCGGCGATCTCCCTTTCATATTGCGAGAAGGATATCAGGATGTTCAGGTTCATTCGCCCAGAGGCATCAGTGGTCGAAACCTTCTGCGTCACAGCCGAGAAGAGAACGTTCTTCTTCTCAAACCAATCGATCATCTTTGTGAAGTCTAGGATGGAACGCGAAAGTCGGTCGATTTTGTATACCACCACCACATCGATCCAGCCCTTCTCTATGTCGGCCAGAAGCTTCTTCAGGCCTGGGCGCTCCATGTTGCCACCGGAATAGCCACCATCGTCATAGTGGTCTGGAATCTGCAGCCAGCCTTCCCGCTTTTGACTCAGGATGTAGGCTTCGCAGGATTCTCGCTGAGCGTCGAGAGAGTTGAATTCCTGCTCAAGTCCTTCATCGGAGCTCTTGCGGGTGTATATGGCACACCGTAGGACTCGCTTGTCCTTCAATGGAATTCGATTTTCATCCAAGGGTGCGATCTGGTTTGCTTCCATCAGTTCTTCACTCCGAAAAAGTTACGACCATTCCAGTGGGTACCTGTGATTTCCTTGGCAATTGCACTCAAGGATCGGTAGACATGGTTGTTGAACTCAAAGCCCTTTTCCAAGGCGACGACCTCATGACGCTGGCTCCCCCAGATGCGGACAAGCCGAGTGCCTGGCAGGATACCCTTGTTCTGTGCAGTTGGCCTTTGGCTCTTGGCATCGATCTTTGCAATCGGGTCCAGCTCGGCTCTTTGGCGAATTGTGTCGAGGGCCTTTTGGGACAGACCGCCATAGTGGATTTCCTGGATTCGCCAGGCGAGTTTCTTCAGCAGAAAAGCTCGCTTGAAAGGAGGAGCGGGTTGCCCGGCATTGAGCTTTCTCCATTCAGCCTGTAGTTCTTCCAGGCTCATTCTGTTGATCAGCGTGAGCTGGTATAGGACGGTATTCTTCTTTGCGGTTTCTTCGGTTGAGAGAGTCATTTCGGTTCCATTTTTGCTCATGTTTGCACCTTCAGAGAGGTTGTTCATGAATGACGACAATACCTCGGGAATAGTCAAGTCATTAGTCTTGATCGCCCTCTGATTCCTTCTGATTTCGCCGTATATGAGAGATGCCTGCACACCTCCTCTTGGTTCGGAGAAATGCTTCAGCCAAGATCTCGTATATGGATTCAAACGCCGATTTGGGAGAGACATCCGGGCAGCTCTGTTCGAATGCTTCCGGTATGGGACTTGTCTCGGGAATTGTGATGTTTGAGCTTTGCTTTCTTGTTGTGATGTTTGAGTTTTCCAACTGCCTGTCCTTTGAAATTCTTGTGGATTCAAAGGTTTCTTACCGGATTGACGGTAAAACTGTCGGAAATAGTCACGAGAAGTTGGCTATCTTTGCGGACTGCTCAAATGTGCCGCATTTAATCAAAATTGGAGGGGATGTACTCCTCCGACAATGATAGGCAAGGAAAAAAATGGACTAAGAATGGATCGGAGGATATGGGATGGCTAAAACACTAAATGCGAGATTTTTCTCAAAACCAAGCTCATTGAGGGAGGTGGAACCTGAGTTGTTCCTGAAGTTCCTGCAATTGGGCAAGACCTTCCTTCAAGCGAAGGACTATAACCTTCCGGATAAACCGGAAGAACTGGATTACGAGCGAATCAGCTCAATCCTTGCAGACCCTGAAGGTATGGACGAGACCTTTCAGAATGCGCTGTTCCAGGTCGGCGAGCTGGCCAAACAGGACGAGGTCTTGTTTGACCACATGCAGGAACTCACCAAGGAAAAGCCATGGGCTCCTGCTATCGATGCAAAAGCGACAAACGCAGACTTCGCTATCGCAATCTATCTCAATGAACCCGCTTTGCTAAATGAGGTGCATGCCACCGATCTTTTCTCCAGCACCAAGTCATTCCAGTATTTCATGGCTGAAGTAGATCTGGAAGATTATGAGTTCAAGATGCCCTCTGAAGGTATGCTGGCCGATCTTGAAAAGGCACTGGATCTTGGCTTCACCGAGAAGCGCCGAGGCGGTTCTTCAGCGGTTGCGATCAAGCAAATCGGGTCCTGCGTTGTCATCACAGTAAGGCATGGTGAGCAATTCTCAAGGCAAGCAGCAATCCATGAAGGAAAATCAACCAGCGTTTTCTATAGACCGGAAACTCACGACTTGTTGATTTATGAGACGGCGAGCGGAGCCCTGCGCATGACGCCAAAGCAGAAGTGGCTCCAGGAATTGTATCTGGAACATATCGGGAAATACATCTTTGGTTCGCCTGATTTTTTCGGCCGCAGCTCCCGTTTCGATTTTTCTCCATTGCGGGAACTGGGCAAGGATTCCTTGGCCTGCGCTGAATTTGCGGAGATCGAATATGTGGTTCTGAGGGAAGTGCAGATCCTAAGAAGCTCTGGAGGCCAGCAACTTTGGGACATCCGCAAGGCTACGGATCTATTCTCCGTGCTTGAATCGGCAGATGAATCGATTCCAGAAGGTGAGATCAGAAAGGCTTCCTTCGCGATCAAATTGAAAAACTCGCCCCGTCCGAAGCTCCTGAAGATTGGGAGCGACAACAAGGAAGAGGTGCGCAACGATCAGGATCGTGCATTGTTTGATCGTTGGCTTGCTGCCAGAGGTTTTATTTGCGAGGAAATAGCCGATGAGGAATGATGCTTCTGCCCTCTGGCTTCGAATTTCAGCCCATGGAACGAAAGGCCTCAAGCAAGATTGGCATCCCTACATCGATGGCCTTGGCAAAATACACAAAGGCCTATTCGTGCCTCGAGGTCCAGCGACAGCGATACCTTGTGGCAGTGATGACTGTATGGAAGGATGCTATGCCGAAGTCCAGGACGTTGGTGGTAAGTTCCGCGCAGTTTGTCCCAAGGGCTACAGGAAACCATTCGAGGTCACTCGCGAAAGCATTCTGCTATACGAGATCCATGCCAAGACGCTTCACAAGCATTTGGCTCGGGTGCTATCGCTAAATGATGAGTTCTCGGAATTCCCGAACAACAGCAGGCTTATTCGGATTGGCAAGTCGACTCAAGCAACAGAAGCCCCTCGTCCATATTATGTGGCGTATTGCTACGAGAGCAGGCACCTTAAGGCTTGCCTGTCGGACATCCAAGCGGATGCTAGTGGAAAACCTTTTGTGCTGTTGCTTGCTAATCCAAAGGCTCAGACTCCTGGATTCGATGGCCAGATAGCAAAGCTTGGCGGGGAGTTGAAAATCCTTCGAGACCTTGTGGATGTGACGGCAACCGGGATCATCGCGAGAGATACTGGCAGCGTGAAAGAACCGGCGATTGAGTACAGGCCAAGCGCGAAGTTCCCGACACCTGCCAATTGTTCGTGGAAAGATATCCGCATTGAATTCTTGAATGATGACGAGGTCAAAATTTCAGCACCTGGCATCAAGGGAGAACGCTACTCGTATTCTGCCATGGGTATGCAAAATCAGAAGAAGACTGGAACAAAGCAGCACAATTTGCAATGGACTACCCTGAAGGCATTTGCCATCGGTGGAGGACGAATTCCGTATCGTGTGCCACAGAAAGCTGAAGCCTTGAAAAAACAGAAGCAGCTCCTGTGCGATGCTCTCATAGATTTCTTTGGCATTGCAGAACCTCCTATCGTTGGACGAAAAGGAGAATACATCTGCCTATTCACAATTGTCCCGAATAGAAAGACTGAGCGGAAGACATCCATATCAAGGCTCGAAATGGAGACCGACTCTGGTTTCCGCGACTTTGACGATAATGAAGAATACAACTAGCAAACCGCCATATTAAACAGAACGCCTCGGCCCTCCAGCCGGGGCTTTTTTCGTTTTGGTGAAAATTCACCAGGTCCCCAAGAAAAAAGTTGAGAAATATTTCCTGCGATTTTAGTGCAGAATCGCTGTTTTCGGTGTTTTCACCGGTGAATTCACCAGTCCCCTAAGAGTCCTCAGCGAAAATTCACCGGTGCATGGCGACGGTTCAAAAACTGATCGCCGGTGCAGAGCTCCCGCCGTCAAGCACTCCCGGCCTGACCATGGGACTCGAAGATGCATACAGGAAATACATACCGGGGAATCGATGAATACGCCGCACGACTGATCAAACACAAGGCAAGGCAAATGGTGGGTACCGCAGGGTACTCGTTCTCCGACATGCCCGATCTCGAGCAGGAGCTGGTGGCTGATCTTCTGCAGCGGCTGCCTCGCTTCAATCCAACCATCGCCAAGATGAGCACCTTCGTGAGCCGGATCGTAGAGCACCGGATTGCCACCATTCTGGAAGCCCGGAACGCATCCTGCCGGGATTGGAAGCGCTGCCAGGACTCCTTGAACGAGCCCTTGAGCAACAACGAGGGGGAGTTCTACGAGTTCATGGATCTCGTCCGTAGCCCAACGATCGGCTTGGACGACGATGGTGAATCCATCGAAGATGCATACTCCTTCGCCATCGACTTCAAAAAGGCAATGGAAAGCCTGCCTGAAGATCTCCAGGAAATCTGCCAGCTGTTGAAGGGCCATTCCCTGACGGATGTGGCCCTGCAGCTCGATATGCCCAGGACCACCCTGTATTCCAAGCTGAGGACCATCCGCAATCATTTCAGCGCTGCTGGAATGCAGGAATACGTGACCTCGCGTCATCCGCGCAAGTCTTCCGGTATGAAACCAAGGAACCCTCGGGCCTGAGGAAAAACAGAAACCAAAGGAGAATAGGATGTCTACACAGACCTACGAGTATCGCTTCGATACCGCCATTCCCGTGCAGGAGCTCGAGGATACACTCATGCTTTCCCTGATCGCCGTGGAAAGTGTATTTGGCCATTCCAGAGTCCGCATGGACGCTCGGTTTGAATTCGACCGAAAGCACCGCCGCTGCCGCATTGACTGTTCCAACGAAGTTGGCCTGCAGCTGGCCCGCATCTTCACTGGCTATGCGACCCGCGAGTATGGCGAAGGAGCTGTACAGATCGACGTCAGCGATGCTGCCGTATTCCGCACTGCCAACGCCCGTGATCTCGAGGAGGTCCATCAATGAGCAGTCCACTCATGACCACGACATATTCCATGTGGCGGCTCTTCCGCAATTGCCGCAAGGCCTGCGAGCTCAGGTACTTCGACGAGCTGGTACCGCTGGAACGCGATGGCAGCTTGTCCTTCGGATCCACCATCCATTCGGCTCTTGAAAAATGGCATAGCACCGGTGATCTCGTCCAGGTGCTCGATATCATCGATGCGGCCTTCCCTGATCGGCTCCAGGAGGAGCGGCAGAAGGAACATTGGAATCTCGCCAGGGCTATGATGGCCTCTTATGCGACCCAGTACCCGAAAGAAGAATTCGAGATCGTGGCGCTTGAGAAATCTTTCGAAGGTCCCATCGTCAATCCAGAGACCAGTGCAGCCTCGCGCAGCTTTGTTCTGGCTGGAAAGGTCGATGGCATCGTGAAGCAGGGGGATGAATACTTCCTTCTGGAACACAAGACCGCTTCGCAGATCGATGCGAGCTACCTCGAACGTCTGTGGACCGACTTCCAAATCATTCTCTATGCGGGTTACCTCGAACAGACCATGGGTATCCGTATCTCCGGCATCATCTACAACGTCCTGGTGAAAGCGAAGCTTCGCCAATCCAAGGGCGAGTCGGAAGATGAATATCAGGAGCGCCTTGCGGAACTGATCGCAAAATCCAAGACCGGCAAAAGCAGCGCCAAGCGCAAGATGCCCGAGACTGACGAAGAATTCCAGTTGCGCCTGGCGGAGAAATACAAGGAGCCTGGCATGTTCCATCGCGAGGTGCTCTACATCTCACGCGATCAGTTTGTCGAACTCAAGAGCGAGCTCTGGGAATTGTCCCAGGCACTGCTTGATGCCCGTCGTCGCAAGGCTTTCTACCGCAATACCAGCTATTGCTTCCAGTACAACAAGCCCTGCGCCTATTTCCCGCTTTGCAGTTCCGGTGGCAATCCCAACGTGATCGAGAACCTCTACCAGAAGGCTGCTCCCCACGAGGAACTCCGTGAGACCGAGCAAGAAACCATTCCCCAATTCTAAAACCAAACATCAAGGAGTAAGCAATGCTTCCTACCAGTAAGACGAAACCCAAGGCATCCCTTTTCGACCTGACCGCTTTGGTCTATGGCCCGAGCAAGATCGGCAAGAGCACCTGGTGCTCGCAGGCCCACAATACGCTGTTCCTGGCCACCGAGCCCGGACTGAACGCCCTCGAAGTGTTCCAGGTCAACATCACCACCTGGGACGAGATGCTCCAGGCATGCCAGGAAGTCGCCGAAGGCAAGCACGACTTCAAGACCATCGTGATCGATACCGTGGACAATGCCTACCGCATGTGCTCGGACTATGTGTGCAAGAAGTTCAAGATCGAGCATGAATCTGATCTGGGCTATGGAAAGGGATATGCGCTGATCAACAATGAGTTCCAGCGTGTGCTCAACAAGCTCGCATTCTTGCCCTATGGCCTGATCCTCATCTCGCACAGCCAGGAACGCGATATCGAGACCCGCACGGGTTCCCATACTCGCATTGTGCCGACCCTTCCTGAGAAGGTGCGCAAGGTCGTCACCGGACTCGTGGACATGATTCTGTTCTGCGACCTGGAGATGAAGACCGGCGAAGATGGCAAGCCCGTATGGACCCGTGTCATGCGCACCAAGCCTAGCCCCAATTACGATGCGGGCGACCGCACCGGAAAGCTTCCCGAAGTGCTCCCACTGGACTTCCAGGCTTTCGAGAAGTCCTTGAACGCTGTCACAACCACTCCGGTCAGCCAGCCAGCGTCGGCTCCTCAGGCTGCAGCGACTTCCGCTTCTGCTCCTGCACAAGCAACCAGCAAACCCACCACCATGGCGCAGAAGCGCTAAGGAGAAACCATCATGGATCAATACGGCAACGATTGGAACGACAACAACCTCGACCTGGCCCAGTTCGACGATGACTTCGCCACAGCCGAGGTCGATGAAAAGGAATTCGACGCAATTCCCGATGGCAAGTATCAGGTCAATGTGGACCGTGTCGAGATCACCAAGTCCCAGACCTCTGGCAATCCCATGCTCAAGTGGACTCTCCGCATCATCGCTCCCTCCTGCAAGGGTCGCCTGATGTGGCGCAATAATGTGATGGCGACCAAGGAGAACATCAAGTGGCTGAAGCAGGATCTTTACACTTGTGGTCTTTTGTTGCAGAAGCTCTCTGATCTCCCTTCCTATCTGGAAAGCCTGCTCAACGTGAAGCTTGAAGTGACCAAGCGCACCAAGGGCGAGAACGAGAACATCTACTTCAATCGGCGGATCCAGATCGAGGATGATGGATTCACTAGCGGTTCGGCCCACGACCAGTTCCCGCACTTCTGATGGCTGGTCCCGCAATCGTCATCGCTGTGGATAGCAGGGAGCAAGAGGGGTACTCCTTCTCTGTTCCAAGCTTGCGCAAAAAACTGGATGCCGGTGACTACTCGGTGGTTGGCCTGGAGAGCCAGGTGGCCATTGAGCGCAAGTCGGTCCAGGACTTTGTGGGCACTGTTATTCGCAGCCGCGACCGGTTCCGCGAGGAACTGAAACGGTTGCAGGGCTATGCCATGGCGTGCGTTGTGGTAGAAGGCAACCTGCGCGATCTTCTCGAAGGTCGCTATGCAGGCGGAGCCCATCCCCACGCGGTTGTCGGGGCAGCCCTTTCCATCATCGTCGACTATGGTATTCCCGTGTACTTCTGCTCGGATCGCCAGGCAAGCTGCCGGTTCGTGGAGGAGCTTCTGATTCGCTTTCACCGGAGATTTGCTGAGTGTCATCAAAACGAAAATCCCCCGCAAGGCTCCGGGGCAGAATAGAAAAGGTCTTTTATGCCGGTCCGAAGTTTTCCGCTGGCAAGCTGCGCAACCACGAAGGCGATGTCGTTTCCTTCGCAGGCAACCTCTATGCGCAAGAGCAGCAGGATGTGATCCTTGAAGGTCAATGGATCACGGATCCAAAATATGGCAAGCAGTTCAAAGTGGACTGCGTGGTTCATGACATTGCTCTCGACACCGAGGGCCTTATCCACTATCTGGGAAACCACCCCGAGATCAAAGGAATCGGCCCGGCCAAGGCTCGCAAGATCGTCGAGACCTTAGGTTCGGAATTCGAACAGACCTTGGTAGAAGATCCGGCCAAGGTTGCGGCCATTGGCCAGATCAGCCTGGAGAAGGCACAGGCATTCCGTCAAGAATGGTTGAAGTCCCGCAAGAGCAATGCCGTGATGGCATGGCTTTCTTCTTTTGAACTGACACATTATCAGGCAAAGACCCTGGAAGAAAAGTTTGGCCCCTCCTGCATGGATATCCTGCAGGATAATCCCTACCTGATCGCCAGAGAAGTCCGGGGCTTTGGCTTCAAGAAGATCGACAAGATCGCCCGCAAGATGGGAACCCCGAAGGATCATCCAGGCAGGCTGGAATCGGGAATTGAATTCTGCCTATCCGAAGCCCTGAACAATGGGCATTGCTGGATGGAGTATGAAGAGCTAGTGGATCAGTCAAACTTGCTGCTGGTCATGGATTCCCTTGATAGTCGCGAACGCATTGAGAAAGCCCTGGATACTCTAATCGACAATGGGCGTTTCAGTTGTTCATCTGGACACGGCCGTATCCTTGTTGCATTCAAGCACATTCACGAGCAGGAGAAAGAACTCGCGGAGCGATTCAATCGCGCATCGCAACCGAATCCCCATTTCAAGGATGCTCAGGAATCCCAGGCCCTGGTGGAGCGTTGCTGCCAGAAGCTAAATGAAGAACAGCTTGCCGCTGTCCAGATGGTTCTGGCCAATTCTGTGTCCATTATCTCAGGTGGAGCGGGATCCGGCAAGAGCTATACGGTCTCGACAATCAATGCGATCTGCGAGGCCAAGGATCTGGAAATCATTCTCTCCGCACCCACCGGAAAGGCTGCGAAGCGACTCGAGGAAATCTCTGGCCGTGAAGGTGTGACGGTGCATCGGCTTCTGGGCTACGATGGCAAAACCTTTGCCCGAAATGCGGAGAACACTATCGAGGCAGATGTGCTCGTGGTGGATGAATTCTCCATGGTGGATGTCTCTTTGTGCTGGAGTCTTTTCCAGGCGGTAGACTTTTCCAAGACAGCCCTGGTGTTGGTGGGCGATCATAACCAGTTGCCACCAGTCGGGCCAGGCAATGTGCTACGCGATCTGATCCAGAGTCGCGTGGTGCCTATGGTGATTCTGAACAAGGTCGTCCGTCAGGCTGGTGTGCTCAAGGAGAACAGCACGGCAATCCTCACGGGCGATGTGCGCAAGAGCAGCGAGGTCACGTTGGCTGGCCGCCGGGAATGGTATCTGGTGGACCAGTTCACGGAAGCTGCGAATGCATCGGCCTTCCTCGATGAGTTGTTCCAGAACCGCTTGGAACTCCTCGGTTTTGATATCGTCAAGGATGTGCAGGTTTTGACTCCGACGCACATCGGGCCTCTGGGTACCAAGGCTCTTAATTTGCAGTTGCAGAAGCTAGTCCAAAAGAAACTCTGGGGTGTCGATGTGGAACCGGTCCCTGAAGGACGAAGGCCGAAGTTCTATCCGCACGATAAGGTTATCCAGACCCGCAACAATTACGATTTCGGCGTCATGAACGGCGCAATTGGCCATGTCATGGAGCAGCGTGCCAATGGCGCACTCGTGATCAACTTCGATGGAATAGCTGTGGAGATTGAAAAGGGATCGCCCAATGTGGGTGACATTCAATTGGCCTATGCGCTGACGGTGCACAAGACCCAGGGCTCCGAGTTCCCCTGCGCCATTGTTCTGATCCATAAGAGCCATAGTTTCATGCATCACCGCAACCTGCTATACACTGCTGTGACTCGCGCCAAGAAATCCGCGATCATCCTGGGCGACCGTTGGGGGATCCGGAATTGCGCAAGCAAATGCATGGTGGACGAGCGCCACACATTCCTCTCCCTTCTTCTCGCCGGAAACCGCAACAACATAATGGAGGCCGGATGAGCCTGCAGGGAACAGACAGCGTCGCTGAATACTACCGACTGATCCGCGACCAGGATATTGGAAACATTGCCCGCGAGCTTTTGCCGGGACGCATTGTCCATGAAAGCGCGACGACTCTCCAGTGCGATTGCCCCAATCATCAAAGCCAATCCAGGAAGTCTCTGCATGTAATGCTCGACAAGCAGGGCTGGTATTGCTTTGGTTGCGGAACCGGTGGCGATGTGCTTCAGTTGGTGGAATTCATCCGCGCAGGCAAGGTCACTGCAGGTGTGGCAGGCCCCATGCCCGATTCGCATCGGGAGGCCAGAGATTTCTTGGCGGAGAAGGCCGGGCTCCCTCCGCTTTCCCGCTATGGCATGACAGAGGAACGGCTACAGCAGACCGAGGCCGAGCATGGATTCCGGTTGAGGGTCCAGGCAGCCTTGAGCGCTGCAGCAGAATACTTCCATGCACAGCTGCGTAACAATGCCGAAGCCCTAGAATGGATGCGAAGCCACTATGGCTTGCAGGATGAGATCGTCGATCGGCTCAAGATCGGCTATTCGGATAATGACTCCGGGATCTTAGCCCACTTGCTGGATGAACTAGGCGGCCAGTTCTCGAAACGCGAATTGTCAGCAACAGGTCTGTTCCGGCCCACAAGCCAGGACGGGCTTTCTCCGTTCTTTGAAAAGCGACTCATGTTCCCATACTGGAGTCATGGCTCCGTTGTATTCTTCATTGGCCGCAAGACTCCATGGACTCCCGAGAATCCCTGGGAGCAAGGAAAGTACAAGAAGCTACCGGTCCATGATCAGCACCAACGTCCCTACATTGCCAAGTTTATCAACAATGGCGTGCTCTACAACCAGGATGTCTTGCTTTCCCGGCCGGACAGCGTCGTTATTACCGAGGGCGTAACGGACTGCCTTGCGCTCATGCAGCAGGGTTTCAAGGCCATCTCGCCAGTGACGGTTCGCATCAAAGCCGCCGACTGGCAGCACCTGATGCCGCAGTTGCGTGGTGTCCAGAAGGTGTTCATCTGCCAGGACAATGAGATTTCCCAGGCCGGGCTGAAGGGCGCTTTGCAGACTGCCCGTATCCTGGCCGAGCATAAGGTCGAGACCAGGCTGGTGACCTTGCCCCTGGATTCGGCTCAGAAGGACGCCAGAGCCCGCCTGAAAGCCGAGTTTGGCCTTGTGTCGGCCGTTGGCCCAAAGGAGCTCGCAAGCCTCCTGGAGGGGCGCAGTCCGGCCGATGTGGCCGAAGCTCAGAAGCTGCTCGCCGATTCCAAGATCGACGTGAACGAATTCTTCACCCGTGGGCATTCAGCCCAGGACTTCCAAAAGCTCCTGGATTCCTCCTTGAGCCCCATCGAATTTGGAATCCAGAACATTCCCGAGGACCTTTCCGAAGAGGAGCGCAACAAGATCCTCGAGCCCGTTCTTTCTGAAATGGCCGCCATGCCGCCCCTGGAACAGTCCAGGCTCCTGAAGATGGTCCACGAGCGCCTAGGACGCGCTGTGCCCATGAACGTGCTCAAGGACCAGCTCCGGGCAGTGCGGCAAGAGGAAAAGGCCAAGGCGAAGCAGGAAAGCAAGAAGGCCAAGCGCAAGAGTGACGCTCCTCCCGGATCATGTCGGGCCAAGGTCGAAGATGTTCTGCTTGAAACAGAGCTAGACGATGGCTCGCCAGACTTCTCCAAAGCAGCCGAAGCTGCCTATGAATGGTTCACTGCCAATGGCGCGATGTTCTTCCACACCCAGCTAGGCGAGCCATTCATGTATTTCGATAATGCGATCTATTGGATGGATTCTCCCGACCGTGGTCGCAAGCGCCAGTATGCCGCCATGCTCTACAAGAACACTGGCCTCGTGCCAACGTCTGGTGGTGGCCGCACTTTCTTCGAGGTTCTTCCTAGCCTGGCTATGCTGCGTGGTCAAGTCCGCGACCATTTCTCCTGGTTGCATTCCAACGTTTCGGAATTCACTGTGTACTTCAATCTCAATAACCCGGATCACGAAATTGCGAAGATCACACCCGAAGGCATCGAGATCCTGCGCAATGGTGGGAACCTGGATGGGATCATCCTGGATGGTTCCCGGAAAATGAAACCTCTCCGTTTCATTCCCGATGCGGACCTGGAAGAAGCGGACCGATTGTTGGTGGACCTCCTTGTCAAGAATATGAGTTGCCCCATGGGCGACCGGTTCTTGATCCTATCCTGGCTCAGCTGCTTTCTGATGATTGACTTCGCTGGCACTAGGCCCATGACGCGATTCGAGGGATCAGCTGGATCCGGAAAAACCACGGCAAGCAAGCTGATCTCAGCGCTTCTCTACGGAGAGCCCCAGCACAAGAAAGCCACCGATGCGGCCAACTACACGGACGGTTCCCAGAATCCTTTGATCGTGCTCGACAATATCGAAGTCAAGCAAATGACCGAGGACCTGACCACGTTCATGCTCACCAGCATCACTGGCATTGCCAAGGAAAAACGTAAGAGCGGCACCGATAGCGAGACCGTGACCGAGCGGACCAAGTGCCTGCTGAACACCACAGGCATCGAGCCATTGCTGGGCGAATTGTCGGAAATCCAGTCCCGCACATTTGTGGTCAATTTCGATATTGAGAACCAAAGCAACTGTTGCTTCATTGAATCCGAAGTAGTCGCACAATTGGAAAAGAACCGCGACCTGATTATTTCTGCCCTCATGAAGCGGACCAGCTTTGTGCTGGCAATGATGCGCGATGGTCGCCGCTCGCAAGCACTGACCTTAATCCATGAACAATTGGGGAATCATGACAAGCGGCGCTGCAACGAATACCTTAGCCTGATGTACCTGATGATGCTGGCTGGATCCACCCAGGATGAAATCGAAGAAGGACTTGCCGAGTTATCTCCGGAGTTCGTGAAGCAGATAACGAACATCAACAAGACTAGCCGCGAGACTTCACAAGAATCGAATCCAATTGCCATGGTACTTGGCACGCTTTTCAATGCTTGGAAGGCTGCGGAGGAAGCCGACAGGCATGAATACATGGCTATGGGGAAACCGAATAATGTGACCCAATTTATCCAAAGGTACCAGATTCAATTTGAAAAGGATGGAAGCTTGGGACCCATTCTTTCCAGAAACTTATTTGTGGCACTCAAGAGGATCAGCAGAGACTTCGGTTTGGTGTTCAACCCGAACTCATCCAGGCAATTTGCTCAACGTTTTTCCAATGATATGGAAATTGTGAAAAGCGCAGGGTTCACCATCAAACACCAGGCGGACTGCCATGGCACCAAGAAGTACGAGATCACCATGAGAGAGGGCTAATTCAATCCCAGAGGATATCGCCTTCTACTTTTGCATTCATGTTGCCACCGCAGTTTGGACAAGGATCGCCTGCGTTCCATTCTGCATATTCAGTTCCCTTGCAACGCTTGCAAGGAGATGGCGGTATTGGCGTCTGTTCTTCTAGGTGGTAGTCTGGCCATTGCGCTACGACGATGTCCTGAACAGTCTTGCAATTCAGGCAATACATGGTTTGCACGGCACAAGTCAATCCACTGTCATAGCCACCAGAAACTTGCGCCTTTCTGCGACACCGAGTGCATCTGAATGAACAGGAACAACCCATGAGCGCACTCCATTATCTATGCTCTTCTTACTGTGCCACCAAATTAGTCATGACCCTTCAATTCGCTGCTCGTGGAGTCGCAGGTATGATCTTGATGAGGTCGAAAAGCATAATTCGGGTATGAAGGACTTCATCCGGCTTTAGATTAACATGCAGGTAGCTAGCCTCTTCGTTTTCGTTATCAAACAGAGTCTCAAAACCGTTCTTCTTATAGAAGTTAAGCACTCTCGGATTGTTGTAGGCGTCGACTACGACAAAACGGCATCCAGTCTTGTTTCCTTCTTCTCGGAACCAGGCCTTTATTAGTTCCAGAACCTGAGAGCCGAAGTTGCCTTCTCTGTATTTCTTATCTACTCCCAAGCGCCCAATGAGTACCGCTGGAAAGCTTTTCAATCTTTGCTTTGCGTATGGAATGTCTCGTTTAATTTTTTTCTGAGAAGCTTTTGGAAATTGTTTAGCCTTCACCGAATCATTGGATATCGTGAAAATGCAAACAATCTCCTTAGGATCGGCATCCAACTGGAAGCAATAGCTTTTTCCCAGTAGCTGACTTGAGAAATCCTTGGCGTCCTTTTCGAAAAACTCATTAAGGTCGGGTTCTTCACAATCGAAAGCGTTTGAATCCAAACGCAAGCGTTCTGTGTATAAACAGAACGTACAATCAGAAAGACTTACCCCTGGCACGTCAAATCTTGGCTTTCTTTAGAACCGCAGCAAGAGTCTGAAACTGACTGGAGAAATCAATCGTACTTGCTTTTTCAGCTTCATTCACGCGAACAGACTCAAGGAACCGCTTAGCGACCTTACCTTGAAGCGTGGGAACTGTCCGAATTGCAATAGCCATAATATTTCTCTTGTTCGTTGTCGTTTCGGGGCACAAAGTTAAAATAATCTTGCCGAAACGGAAAACCCATGGTTGATTTTACTAAAAACCAACAATTAGACCAGTCAGACAACCAGTTAGCTAAAATTTCACAAATTCAGTAAAAAGATACTCCCCCTCCCCTCGATACCGAAAGCACCCTTTCGGTATGCCATACCTTCCATCGGTATCGGAATACCTTATTTTACAAAGACTTACGAAAAATTACCGAAAGTACCGAAAGGTTTCAGGGGTGTCTCTCTATACACGCGTGATTTTTTTCTTTCTTCTCCACCCCTCTCCGTTCTTGGGTAGTGGGAATAATACTTGTACATAATGATAGTCTTCTTATTTCTTTCGGTACTTTCGGTATATCTATCAACTATCCTATATAAGCATTGGCCTCACGGGCTACCGAAAGGGCTCCCCGAAAGGTAAAAAATACCGAAAGGGGTTTCGGTATTCCCCCGGCCTGATCAGGCCATCGTCATTCCACCGGAACTTCCGGTAGGTAATCGGGAACGACTTCACTTCAGTCTCCCGAGGAAGAACGATGGCATCCATGCTGCAGAACATGACCAGGCTCGGCGTCCTGACCCATTCCGGACGTTCCTGCACCTCCAAGCAGCCCGCACCAACGCTTGCCACCCCATCCAGCCCCGCAGCCCCCCAGACAGCCCTTCCTGAAGCCCTGTTTGTTTCCACCGGCCTCAAGGTGCTCACCCCTCCTGGCATTGCCCTAGGAACCCGCGAATTCGAGCAGGAAGGCATCAAGTACCGCAGGCTCGATCCCGAGTACCTCGCATGGCTCCAGGATCGCATGCACAAGGCCCAGACCGCACATCGCGCAGGCAAGCTGCCCACCAAGCAATGGGAGTTCCTTCGCGCAAGCTTCAATGCAATCGCCGATTGGGCCAAGCAGACATTCTCCCGTAAGCCCATCGCACAGCCCGATGAATCCGAGATGTCCGATGAGGAAGCATTCTGCTCTGGTGCGCCCTCGCATCCTCCTCGCCGTGAACCCAAAGGCTGGTACTATCCTCAATCCGGCACCTTTGCATTCCATCAGGAAGTCACCGATGAAGCCCTCGCTGCCGTCCGTGTCATCCGCGACGAAGCCATATCCCTCGGCTGGTCCGAACCCTCACTTTTCCAGAACCGCGCACATCTGCTATATCCCATCGGCCAGGACTGGGGGCTTGTCTGCTTTCTCGAAAAAGGAAGAACACTTGGGACTATTTCCCGAGAGTTCATTGAAATTGTCCATCACGAAAAGAACGGCCGTTCCAGTCGACTTCACTTCAGAAATCCGGAGTTGATGAGAGGCCAACCACACCCACAAGGAGAAAACAATGTTCCAACTCAGACACGCCAACGCAAAGAACGTCCTGCCCAAGGAACTTCTCGCCGAAGTGCAGAAGCATTACACGGGAAACCTCTGGGTGCCTCTGCCCAAGATGTTCTACGAGAGCCGTCGCGAGCTCGTCCTGGAACTGTTCAAGCGCGGAACAACCACAAAGGAGATCGCTGCCAGCGCAAGCCTCAGCACCAGACGAGTCTCCCAAATCCTCGCTGAAGCGCGTCAATCCGGTGAGATCTCCGGTATGAAAAGACGATGAACGCAAATGCGTGAGGGAGGCAAAATCGGCCTCCCGCCCCGCAGGAAGCAAAGCAGAACAAATTTCTCTTGATGGAATTCCGTATGGCAAAGAATGGACTCAGAAAAATGGACAAGGAAGAAGTCATTCGTTGGAAGAACAACGAGGACAAACCCCTTCCCACGATTGAGGAAAAATCAGGCTACCACGGAAACCTCAACGCCCTGAAGCACGGCATCTTTGCCAGCCGCATTCTTTCCGGAGAAGAAAAGGAACTGTTCGATGTCGTCATTCAAAAGCTGTATGGCGACTTCCAGTTCAACAAGTCTAGCGACTACCTGCAAGTGGAGTTGATCGGCATTTACTCGGTGAAGCTGATGCGAGCCCAGGTTGCGGGTGATGCGGATACTTCAGAAAAGCTAGATCGAATGATCCGTGCACACATGCGCGACCTCAAGGCCACCAAGATTTCCCGAGAGGGCGAGCAGCCCATCCAGCCCCAGACTTCACCGGCCGAATGGGCCTCGGCTCTTCTCGACAAGGCTGCCGAAGTTACCGAGAGAAACAAGGCAACCAAATCGGGCTCTGGAAAAAAGCCGAAAAAGATCGCCGATAACACCGAGGCCCCAGAATCAGAGGCCTCGGAGTAACGGGGCCTGCCGGGCGGTTCCCATGAGCGACATAGCAAATAAGACGTGTTTAAGGAAATTTTAATCGACAAAAATTTCCGACAAAGAAGGGAGGCCTGGCGAGCCTCCCTTCTTGCATTGGTGCGACAGGTTTGATTATCATCCATCGCTTTGGTGCCCTGATGATTTCAGCTTGGCATTCTCCTTGGTGAGTTGACTGTTCTGGCATTCTAGAGTGTGCGCTTTCGTCTGGAGCCACCGGACTGCCATTACTCCACGGGCAATGTGCTCCGAAGCTCTTTTCAGGTTCAATTTCTCCAGATTCAACTCTGCCAGGTCTTCTGGTTCGCTGCTATGGGTCATCTTGTTGTTCCTTGTATTTGATGTGAACGTCTATGTTTTGTTGACTGCCCTATCAAAGCATTTCTATGGCCGATTCCAGTTGATCATCCACCAGGTGGGTGTAAATCTGGGTGGTGGAAATATCCCGGTGGCCGAGCGCCTTTTGGACCACCAGCAGATCCTTCGAGACGGCGTAAAGGTGCGTGGCAAAGGTGTGCCTGAGGCTATGGGGAGTCAGGTGCTTCTCGATGCCAGCCTTGCCTAGCCAGAATTCAATGCGGGTCGCGACCTGCCGAATGGAGAGTCTGGTCCCCCGGCTGGAAAGGAACAGCGCTTGGATTTTATCGGAAGAAAGCCTGCGGCGATGATCTATGTAACGCTTCAGAAGCACACGCAGATCGGTTTTCAGGAAACGGACTTGATGGACGTTTCCCTTGGCCCGGATCCGCAGGTGCTTGGAGAGCAGGTCCACATCTTCGATATCCAGCCGTGCTAGCTCGCCGATGCGAATTCCGGTACCCAGGAGCAGCTCGACAATGAGCCGGTCCCGCAAGGACTGAGCATCACTGCGAGCTCTCACTTCCTTCAGTAGTGTGCGTTTCTCGGCTACTGTGAGGAACTGTGGTGGTCTCTGTAAGAGTCTGTGGGTTCGGATTGGCCGAGCCGGATTGTGGGGGCATTGTCCTGATTCATTGGCCCAGGTGAAGAACGCCCGGAGCACGGCCTTGATTCGATGGAGGGTCGATTCAGCCTTGGGGGCATCCGAGGTTCCACTAATCCTGCAATCCAGCAGGCATTCCTCAAGCTGCCCGGTGGTTATCTCGTGAAGCGGGACTTCGGGCCATTTGCTCGCCCAGACAGCGGCCACCTGACGGAGATCCCTACCATAGGCGGCAACGGTCCCCTGGGCCTTCTGGGCTGCCTGCAAATGGGCCAGAAAGCCAGCCAGCGCCTCCTCAAGCCTGCTCGGCAACATCCTCGGCTTCCTGCTTGGGCTGGCTGTGACCCATGGGGGTGCTCTTGGGAAGCGGCAGCTCCTCGATGATTCCCTTGTCCAAGGCCCACACTAGCATCATGCGGAAAACCCGGACGGTCTTCTCGACGGTGCGCTCTGCTCGGGGCTCGCCGGTGGGCTTCTTCATCAGGGCGTCGGACTTGAGGAACTTGCCCACCTGAAGCACCCGCATGTCTGCGAGGGCTTTGTCGCCATGGAAGAACGCCTCGACGATTTCGAGGTCCTTCCGGTAGGTATAAAGGGTGCGTTCGCTTTTGCCCAACTCCTTGAGGTGCTCGATGAACTGGGCGGCTGCCTGGATGATTGTCGTGGTCTGCATGGTTCTACTCCTTGTGTGTTTATGCGTTGATGAATTGGTGGATGTTCTTCAGCTCTTCCTGCACATGTGCCATGGAGCCAACGAAGCCCCAATCGACCTGCTCGCCTTTGCCGTACTTCTTGACGGCTACCGTGATTTCCTTGAGCATGCGCAAGACGTCCTCTTGCTTCTCGTTCAAGGCTTCGGCGGCTTTCTGGTTCTTCTGCATGTGCGGCTCCTTGGGGAGGTGTTTTTGTGTGATGTGTAATAACGCACTTACCTCCGCACATATCAAGTCAATTCTGGGGAGTCTGCGATAATTATGGCCGACCTGACCGAACGTGAAAAGAAACTGGCCGAAACCCTGCGCAATCCCGTCTTGTGGGGGCAATCCTACCTGTTCAACCGGGACGGCAAGCCTCGTGGATACTGGGACCATCAGAAGGACGACCTGCTCAGCCAGGACCGCAACATCATTCATCTGGACGGCCGAGACGTCGGCAAGTGCCTGGCTGGTGCTACCCTCGTTACCGATTATGCAACTGGAGAGCGAATTCGCCTAGATCAATTGAAAGAGGGGCGCTCGATTGCAGTGCTTGGCCCAGACCAAAAGTTTCATCAAATCTCCGATTATCAAATTCTGACCAATGGCAGAAAGCCTTGCTGGCGTTTGACCACAGTTCTCGGGCGCTCGATCGTGGCAACCTTCAACCATCCATTCCTGACCGACCACGGTTGGGTGCCGCTCGAAGAATTGAATTTGGGTGGATGGATTGCTGTGCCATCACAGTGTCCAACAATGGTGCCGGAAAACCCGGATATCACCGACGATGAGTTGAGGCTCCTCGCGCTATTCATTGCCGATGGTGGAGTTGGTTATGGAGCCGCAGTATTCACCAAGAAAGACACCGTCCTGGTGGATGAGTTCAAAGGAGCCATAGCCGCAGTATTCCCTGACTTGTTCGTTGTCCCATCTGGTGAAATTGGGTACAGGGTATCGACTCGAAAAAGAGGGCGCAAGAATTCCTGCGTCACTTGGCTAAGGCGACTTGGTGTCATGGGCAATACAAGCGCAAGCAAGGAAATACCCTCGATTATTCTTTCCTGTTCAAGGCGGCAACAGGCACTATTCCTTTCCCGTCTGTACGCCTGCGATGGCTGGTCCTCTTATGGTGGGACTGGTTCTTCGGAAATAGGTTATTGTTCGGCTTCATATAAATTGGCAGAGGCTGTTGGGCATCTGTTGCTGCGCTTCGGAATTCAGTCGACACTGCGGGAAAGGCTGGTGAATGATAAGCCCTATTGGAGTGTGGAAGTGCGCTCCTGGCCACACATTGAACGCTTCATACGCTGCATTGGAATGACAGGAATCAAGGGGGCCTGCCTTGAGGAGTTCACTCAACAAAAACCGCTCAACCCAAGAAATGCCCATGACCGTATTCCTTTTGGTCTTGTCGCTCCGATTGTCGCCCGACTGAAAAAGTCTGGGCTGTCTACGCAAGCAATCACTGGTTCCACGACCCGGAGGCTCAGGCTAGGCACCTATTCGCCAATGCGTGATACAGTGATGGATTACGCAGTGAACACCGAAGAGGAATCCCTGTTTCACTTGGCAGCCTCTGACATCTATTGGGATCAGGTTTTGCAGATCGAGTATATCGGCGAGATGGAAACCTACGATTTGTCCGTTCCGCTCTATCACAACTTCGTTGCCAACGACATCATTGTCCACAATAGCATCGTACTTTCCACAGACGCATTGCATTTCGCATTCACCACCAGGGGCGGCCAAGGGCTGATCGCCGCACCCCACCAGGGACACCTGGACACCTTGGTGGAAGAGATCGAATTCCAGCTGGACCAGAACCCCGATCTTATGCGTTCCATCGCCGTCACCAATTACGGCAAGCCTAAGATCCATCGCAAGCCATACTTCCGCATTGAATTCACGAACGGCTCGATTCTCTATTTCCGGCCTGCCGGTGCTTATGGCGATGCCTTCCGATCCTTGCATGTGGACCGCATCTGGGTCGACGAAGGGGCCTGGCTGAGCGAGCGGGCTTGGAAGGCGCTGCGTCAATGCTTGAAGACGGCAGGCCGCCTGAAGATCTATTCCACCCCGAACGGCATGCGCAATTCGACCTACTACAGACTTACCATGTCCGAACAGTTCCGCGTGTTCCGCTGGCCGTCCTGGTTGAATCCGAACTGGACACAGCAGCGCGAAGATGAGCTGCTGGAATTCTATGGAGGCCGGGATACTTCAGGGTGGCAGCACGAAGTCGCCGGTGAGCATGGCAAGCCGAGCTATGGAGCGTTCAACATCGAGCAATTCAATCTGTGCCGACAGGATGTGTTCGAGTACCAGAAGGTGACTATCACCGGCCGTGAATTGAAGGATTGCGAGACCGAAGATTCTGCGGCAGACCGCCTGGAGTTGTTGCTGAACCTGACACCCAGGACAGGCATGTTCTGGATTGGTGGCGACCTGGGCTATACGAACGATCCAACGGAGCTGGTGGTTTTCCACGAGACCACCGTGGGCGACCGTCCCGTGGTAACGCTCATCCTGCGTGTACATATGGAACATGTATCCTATCCGCATATTGCACAGACCATCGCACTGCTCGACCGCTACTTCACACCGGTTGGTATTGCCGTCGACAATGGCGGTAATGGAATCGCCGTGGTTCAGGAACTGCTTACACTCGACAAGTACAAGGATCTGCAACTGGAAGGTCGAATCCAGGGCGTAGACTTCGGAGGCATGACCTGCCTGACCAACCGGGATGACAAGGAAATCAAGAAGCGGACCAAAGAGCTGATGACCAGCCTCATCAACGGTATGCTCCAGCGCAAACAGATCATTTTTCCCTCGGATGATCTGGATATCGAGGACGAGTTCACGACGCACACTTACACGCTGCGGGATGGCAAGGTCATCTATTCCAAGGGCAACGACCACATCATCGACGCGGTCCGGTGCGCAGCTCTTGTCCGGGAACTTGCGAACCAGGGCGAAGCCAAGGAGGAGACGGTTCTGCTGACTCCGGTTCTGACCAATCCGATCTTCGTGTGACAGCCCGTCAAAGCCCGCCTCGTTCCGGTAAGAAAGGGACAGACCCGGCAGCCTGGACCATGGTGGCCAAGCGCATGTACCGGGCCACATGCGGGTAAGAATTGAAACGGAAAAGCAATCGCAAGAATTCTGATCTTCAGTCCGATGGAAGCGTTGAAATACCGATGGCCACGGCGGCAGCCCTGGACAGTTCGGTATTCAGCAAGGTCAGCGCGACCGATGCCATTCCGGCCCTCTGGGAAGACCGGGGCCGTAAGGCCTGGGAATACTACATCGAAGAACCCCTGGTCAAGAACTGTATCAACTCCTGGCGCACATTCGCGGTTGGAGACGAGATCAAGGTCACGAGCGACGATGCAAAACTGAAACAAGCCGCCATGGATTGTGTGTATTCGCTCAAGATCTCCCAGTTCATCAAGGACATGGTTCTCCAGCTCCTGGTCAAGGGCGACGCCATTGGTTACCGGCGCTACAATGCGAAGGCGAACGATATCGCCGAATTGGTATGCGTGAATCCGCTCTCCGTGAAGGTCAAGTACGCAGAGGGCAACCTCATCGAAGCGACCCAGTTTGGCGAGCAAGGCACCTTGGCCGGTGATGGCATCACGCTTCCAGTGGAGAACGTCTTGCACCTGAAGTGGGATTCCCCCTCCTTTGCGCCCAGAGGTAATTCCATGGTGCTCCCGGCATTCCAAGCCATCGAACTTCTGCGGGACTACCGCAAAGCCGAGCAAGCCATAGCCAAGCGCTGGGCGACGCCATTCCGGCTCCTGAAGGTGGGCGGCGCATTCGGGCAGAAGATGGTGATGCCGGATCAGCGCATGCTCGAACAGGTCCGCGACATGGTGAACAAGATGGACATGAAAAGCGGGCTGGTTGTTCCCTTCTATGTGACCGTGGAGACCCATGGAACCGATGGCCAGGTGCTTAATGTCGAAGCCAAAGTAAAGGAAGTTAAGGAAGACATAGTCGTGGCCTTGGGATTGTCTCGGTCCCTGGTATCCGGCGATGGGCCTAACTTCGCGACCGCCTCGGTGAGCATGCAGAAGATGATGGTCATGATCCGCGAGATCAAGCAGGCAGCCCGCATTATTCTCGACTGGGTATTCGATGAATGGATGCGTCTGAACGGTTTCGAAGGCAAGGTCGTCCACTACATCTTCAACGACCTCGACCCCAGCGATGCGGTGGACTTCAAAAAACTGTTGCTGGAACTTTACGACCGTAAGCTCATCAGTCGGTCAAGTCTGCAGCTCAAGATGGAACTGGATCCAGAAGTGGAAAGCGCGAACCGGGATACCGAGCGCCAGCACATCGACATCACGGACGAGAAGCAGATCAAACCGGTGGTGGATATGGTGCTCGCGGGAATCTTGGGAGTGGATAAGGCTCGCACAATGCTTGGGCTGGCCCAGGAGGATGGTCCGGCCAAAACAGAGGCGAGCACAGTGCATCATGGTGAGATGCAGAGTCGCGCAGAAGCACACATTTGCGACGAATGTTCCCATTATGATGCCAGCAGTAGCCGCTGCCGGGTCCATAATGCCGAGCGGGCTTTCGATGCCCCGGCCTGCCGGTTCTTCATGGACCGGAGCGCCTGATGGCATCCCCGCTAGCAGAGAAGATTCGCCAGGCGACGGTTTCAAGCCTGGCAAAGCGGGACCGCTACGATGCAGAACTCGCTGCTGGTCTAGCCGCCAATCTGAAGGATGTCCAGGAGCAAATCTCGAAAGCCATCCTCAAGTACAAGAGTCTCGGGAGTCTGCCCGACAACAAGGTGGCCGCACTGACAGGCCTAGAAAAGCTTCAAACGGAAATTGCCGAGGTCATGCGCGACCTGAAGCAGCGACAGACACTAGCCTTCCGTAAAGGGACTCGGGAGGCATTCCGTTTGGGTATCGGCAATGGTATCGGAGAATTAGCCCAGGCTGCGATGCCCTTCTACCAAGACCTTAAGCCAGAGGGAATCGACAAGCTTTCGACGAAGGTGTTCACCATTGTCGATACAGATGCGCTGGACTTCATGACACAGTACAATCTGACCTTGGCTGGTGATGTCCATCGGGAATTGTCGGATGGCATCAAAAGGACCATCCTGAGCGGCATCGCCACTGGCAAGGGAGCCGACGATATTGTTCGTGACCTGGGAACTGTCGTGCTGGACAAGGACTCGTTCCGGCAGGCAGGCACGAAGGTATTCAGCAAAGCACAGTATCGCATGGAGATGATCGCCCGTACGGAAATCCTCCGGGCACACAACATGGGGCGCATGAAGTTCCATCAGCGGGTCGGCGTGCAGCGCCTGGAATGGATGGCCATGGACGATGAGCGGATGTGTCCGGTATGCGGCGGCAATGACGGCAAAGTGTATCCGATCGACAAATTCCCGCAGCAGCCTGCGCATCCACATTGTCGCTGTACAAATCTGGTCGCATGGCCCATGACCATCTGCGGAGGGCCGATGCAATCCAAGGCCGCACCCACGGAACCCCAAGGAGACACCTGCATCCTGCCACCCCATGTGTTGGAAGGAATGGCAGATGCTCAGGCGGCAGAGAGCGCAAAGCTTCAGCAAGCCTTCGAAAACGGCAATGCGGAGGACTTGGGTGCATTGACGGTGAAACAACTCCAGACCCTGGCCAAGGGCAACGGAATCGCCATCGCGAGAACCAAGGCCGACTTCATCAAACTGCTGGATGCCGCCGAACCTGGCGTGGACCATGGCGATCTAGCAGGCAATGCTCTCCAGGAAAAACTGAAAGCCTACAAGATCGGCCTCTTGCGCACCAAGGAAGACCTCGCAGCCCTGCTAGCCCAGAAGCAGCAGCAGTTCAAACAGGCGAAGCTCCTGGCCCAGCAGCAGGCAAACATCCCCAACGCTGGCGGCCTGTCCGGCCTGTCTGTGCAACAGCTGAAGGACATGGCAAAGGAGAACGGAATCTCCCTGAATGTGACCAAGGAAGACGCCATCCAGATTCTCGACAAGCTGGAACCTGGGATAGACCATTCCATGCTCCAGGGCAAGGAACTCGCAGACCTGAAGAACAAGCATGGGATCAGCATCCTCAAGAACAAGGAGCAGCTGATCGAAGCACTGCAAAAGAAGGCTGGCTCCGACTTGGCCGAGAGCGCCAAGAAAAAGGCTACCGATGAAGCCCAACAGAAGATTGTGCAGAAACAGAAGTCGGATCTTGAAGCCAGTGTCCAGGGACTAGCGGTTCCTGCAAGCCCGAAGGACTACAAAGGATTCCTGGAATCCTTGAAGAATGCGGAAGCCGCCATTGGCAATTCTGGCGCATTGCCCCAGGACCTTCTGGCCGGGCATTCCAAGGAGATTGCCCTGAAGAAACAGTTGTTTGCAGACCAGGTTGCGGCGATGAAATCCAGCGATCTGAAAACCATCGCGAAGGACACCAAGGTCCAATACTGGCAATGGGCAAACAAGGAGGAGCTTGCCACGCTATTTAGTGAGACCGATCCGGCAAAGATCGAGGCGGCGAAGAAGTCTATCGAACAGAAGCACACAGAATGGGCGGCCAAGCATGGATCCGGCAAGAAGGATGCTAAAGCGGAACCGGCTCCCAAGGCAGAACCAACGCCTGCACCCAAACCCGAGCCTGTGAAGCCAGCCGTTCAGGAAACGTCCAAGACCATCAAACCGAAGGATGACGCTGATTCCCTATGGCACGAAAAGGTCAAGAAGGGCTCCTTCAAGCTGGAAGGCAAAGCGGTGGTCGGTGGAGCCCACGAAAAGGAATTCTGGACCGATGAAAACGGCCATAAGTGGCTATTCAAACCATCAACAAAGAAGGACGACGACTTTATTGCCCATGGCGAAGAGGCTGCTTACAAGATCGGCCGCATTGTGAATCCAGATGCCATAGAAGTCCGCAGCATTCTGCTCAATGGCCGAACCGGCTCCATCCAGAAGTGGCGCACGGACCTCAAGGACAGTTTCGATTTCAGGAGCACCCAGCCGCAGGACCTGACTACGCTCGAACTGGAGCAGATCCAGAAGGAACATGTGATCGACTGGTTGATCGCAAACCACGACGGCCATTCCAAGCAATTCATCCGGGCCAAGGATGGCAAGGTGTATGGCATCGACAAGGGCCAGGCATTCAAGCACCTGGGCAAAGACAAGCTCGACATCGACTACCATCCAAATAGTGTCCATGGCGAAGAAGAGCCCTACTACAACAAGGTGTTCCGCGCAGCAAAAGAAGGCAAGATCAAGCCCAACCCGCAGGTGGCTTTCCAGACCATCCAGGCAGTCGAGAAGATTTCTGACGAGCAGTACCTGGAAATGCTTAAGCCCTATGCGGAGGGGCGTTTCGCGAAGGACTCTGTTGGATTGAAGGGATTCTACGAGCAGGCCTTGGCTCGCAAACATGGATTGAGGAAAGACTTCGAGAAATATTACGGTGAAATAACTGGCGACAAAAATTTCCGCTTCGGTGATCAGGCTGTTTATTCAGCCAATCATAAGGTGCTCGATGCAATGAGCGAAAAGACCGTGGAAGAAGCCCGCAAGCTTGGTTGGCAGGGCAAGACCCTTCCCTTCGACAGTGGTGAT